CCAAACGATTAAAACAGAACAAAAACAGAATGAGCAAAGAAGATTTGATTCCGTTCCAAGCTGGGGAGAGTGGCAATCCCAATGGCAGGCCAAAGGGAAGCAAGAACCGAAGCACCATCGCCCGTAAATGGTTGGAGGTAATGCAAGAGAGCAAAAACCCTATCACGGGTGAATTGGAAAAACTATCCCAAGAAGATTTGATAACACTTGCAATGATACACAAGGCAAGGAAAGGTGATGTGGGTGCGTACAAACAATTGATGGATTCGGGCTTTGGTATGCCCACCCAACAAATTGAACAAACCATTATTGAACAACCTTTATTCCCTGATAAAGATTTGGATAAGTAGAATGTTTACGATATCTTTGGGTATGGAAATTTTCAAGGATATCAAAGGGTATGAAGGTATTTACCAAGTTTCAAACATGGGAAATGTAAAATCATTGAAGCGTGTAATCATGCGAAGTGACAACCGACCAAGAACAATACCCGAAAAAATCAAAGTTGCCACCGAGGATCACGGCTATAAAAAAGTTGGGCTTCATGACAAAGACGGCAATTCAAAAACTTATACAATACATCGATTGGTGATGAAAACATTTGTACATGAAAGTGATTTGTATGTTGACCACATTGACGGGAATAAGGCAAACAATCGTTTGGACAATTTAAGGTATGTAACCAATTCGGAAAACTTGACATTCAGAAACACAGACACCCAGTATAAAAGTGGACACCCGTATGTGTATCATGACAAAGCAAGGAATCAATATCGAGTTTATAAGTACGGACCAAGGATTAAAACATTTGAAGAAGCCAAAGCAATTGCAATATGTTTGTACGGACCACGGCAATAAACAAATTACTGAAACTTGACAAGTTTGTCAAAGGTGTTCAGGGCGGTTCGTCTGCGGGAAAAACTTTTGGTATCATTCCAATTGAGATTGATTACGCAATCAAGAACCCAAAGACAGAAACATCGATTGTTGCAGAAAGTATCCCGCACCTAAAAAGGGGGGCGATCCGTGATTTCAAAAAAATCATGAAGGAAACGAACCGATGGAACGATAGGAATTGGAACGCCAGTGATTTCAAATACACCTTTACAAACGAAAGTTTTATTGAATTTTTTAGTGCGGATAATAGTGCCAAGTTGAGGGGGGCGAGACGGGATAGGTTATACATCAATGAGTGTAATAACATTGATTTCAATTCATACACAGAACTTGCCATGCGTACCAAACAATCCATATTCTTGGATTGGAATCCCGCCAACGAATTTTGGTTTCATAGCGAAATCAAAAACGATGACAATGTCAACTTTATCATCCTAACTTACATGGACAATGAAGCGGCCCCACAAAGTGCGGTTGATTTCATTTTGAAAGCCAAGGAAAAAGCAAAGACGAGTAAGTATTGGGAAAATTGGCATAGAGTATATGGGCTTGGTGAGATTGGAAACCTTCAAGGGGTTATCTTTTCCAACTGGCAAACCATCGATAAAATACCAGAGGATGCAAGGTTGGTTGGTTGTGGTGTGGATTTCGGTTATACAAACGATCCCACGGCGATTGTTGCCGTATATGAGTACAATGGTCAACGAATTGTTGATGAGGTCGCATATCGCACGGGAATGCTTAATTCGGACATTGCAAAGGCATTACCCACCCATGTACCCGTTTATGCGGATTCCGCCGAACCAAAGTCAATTGATGAGATACGGAGGTATGGAATAAGAATCAAGGGAGTAACAAAGGGCAAAGATTCAATCAACTACGGAATTCAAATCATGCAATCCCAATCGTATTTGGTTACATCCACATCAACAAACCTAATCAAGGAACTACGGAATTACTGTTGGGATAGTGATGCCCAGGGGCGAACAAACAACACCCCTATCGGAACGGATCACGGGATTGATTCATGGCGTTACCACGAAATGATGGCACTTGGAATCAAATCCAACTATGGCAATTACGACATCCGATAAATTTTTTTTAATTATTTTTACATTTTGTATTTGGAATTCAAAATATAGGTGTATATTCGTGGTATGGATATGACAAAAAACATAAAAAACAAACAAGGGCAGTTTCGCAAGTTGACTATTGACGAAGTTCAACGCAGTATTACAGCATCAAATATGGTTAGTCATCTTTGGTTGTATAGCAAGAGCGATACTTGTCAACGAACCCACAACAATAGTATTTTTGTAACACGAACGATTGGCGAACCAATTGCGTGTATCGTAGTTAAACATGATAGTTGTATGTACGACGGGGACTTTCAAAAACATTTTGGGAAAGATGCTTTTATTGATGGCGGAGTTAGCCCCGACGACAAAGATGGTGTATTATTTCAGTACGATTGTTATTATTACACGGGGGCTTAATGCCCCCATTGTTTATTTCGTGTGGATTTTGTATATTTGTATTTGATATGACAAGCCATTACCAAGAAATACACAACCTCAAACAAGAAATAAAACGACTGCGATTGTTGGTGGTTGAAAATAAGATGCAACACGATCGTGAAATTAAAATGTTGAAACGGGAGATTGTGCAACCCAAAACGGACATTAACAACAATTACACAACATGGGGTGAAGTGTTACGGGTTATTTGTGAGGTAATGGACATGACACCCGACCAAATCATCACCAAGTCAAGGAAGCGCAAACCAATGTATGCCCGTCATATGTTTAACCACATTTGCCGAAAACGCCTAAACATGACATTCATGGAGATTGGCAACATTTCACACCTTGACCATTCCACCATTATTTCATCGGTTCGGGAGTTTACGGATATTTTGGTAACCGATAAGGAGATGCAAAGGTATCACGCCCAGGTTCACACCATACTACATGAACGATTAGTATAAACAATCGCCATTTTTGGCGTTTTATGGGTATATGATTGAAACAAAAACCATCATTGTACCCACGGAGTTGAAGGATGTCAAGTTGCATCAAATGTTGGCGTACAATGAATTGAAGGCCGATATGGATGAAACACAAAGACAATTGGAATCGGTTGCCATCTTTTGTGAATTGACCATGAGCGAGGTGAAGGCCATCCCATTTGACATTCTCAAAGATTGTGTGATTAAGATTTCCAAGATGTTGGAATCAAAACCTGTGTTCACCCCCAGGTTCAAAATGAACGGCATCAAATACGGCTTCATCCCAAACATGGATGAATTGTCAACGGGTGAATTTATTGACATTGAAACATACCAAAAAACCCCCAATGATATTTGGAAGGTGTTATCGGTTTTATACCGCCCCATCAGTAAAGAAGGCCAAAACGGAAGGTATGAAATTGCCCCGTACAATGCGGAGTTGAACGCAGATTTCAAGGACATGGATTGCAACACGGCGTTTGGTGCGTTGCTTTTTTTTTGGAGTTTAGGAATCGACTTGTTGAATTCTACCCAGAAGTATTTGGCGATGGTGAGGAGGGGGGAAGTGTCGATGAAGTACGACTTACCGAAAAATGGGGATGGTTTGGAATGGTCTACCGACTTGCTAACCGAAGTTTCCTCAACCTTGAAGAAGTATATACAAAACCCATTCACTCCGCTTGTATGTGGATCGCTTACGAAAGCGACATTGCGAAAATGGAACAAAAAGCAATTAAACAACGATGAACAATAATCACATAGGAACGGCATTTGAGGTGATGAAAGACATTGCCGATTTGGAGGGGTGGAACTATTCACACGGCACATTAACCGAATTTGATTTTAAGGCGTTTTTGGTATTCCCGTTGATGCATTGTTCAATTCAATCGGTGGCATTGACAGACCAGGTGGCAACCATCCAAATGAATATCATGGTGGCGGATAGGGTGAACTTCTTGAAAACGGAAAACGAACAAGAAAATTTAATCACCGAGTATTCCCAATATGGATACACCGAGAATCAAAACTATGCAAACATTTTGCAAGATTTGTATGTGAGGTTTTCAAAGGGGTTATGGCGTACGGAACAAGATTATTTTAACCAAATCCAATACATACGCCCCATTACTTTTCAACCATTTATGGAAACATTGGATTCAGTATTGGCGGGTTACCAAATCACAGTTGGAATCGAATTGATAAACCCTTGGGTTACGGATGGCGATTGCGTATAAAAATAGCGAACAAGTTGTTGCGGAGTATTCCAACAAATGGGCGATTGCGTGTCGTACCTTATTGGAGGTAAAACGCCCACGAACATCAATCCGTGCCAAGTGGAAAAAGGTTGGTGAAGGTTGGACACCCATCAGCGTTTCCAAAAAAACATTCCGTGGTAATTATGTGGCATCTGGGCAATTGGTGAACTCTATTCAACCCGCACCCAAAGGTTTGTCATTGGGGATAACGATGAACCAAACTGCCGATTATGTGCAGAACGGAAGAAAGCCAGGCAAAGGGATACCATTGGCATCAATGCGTAATTGGACAAAGATGAAACGCATTCAACCACGGGATATGGGAACGGGGCGATTCAAAGGCAAGGCCGATGAAAACGCAATGCGATTCATGATGAACCGAAAAATTAAACACTTTGGTATTGAACCATTCCCATTTGTAACAATGGCACGAAAGGAGATATTACCATCATTCAATAAGGCATTAACCAAGGCAATGGCCAAAGACATAAAAGCAAGATTCAAACGATGACATTCAACGAACAACCACAAGACATAGCGGGGTGTTATTCCCCATTAATGTACCAATTTTATGATGCGTTATACACCGCAGATTCATTCTATTATCAATGCGATGTGTATGTGTGGAGTGGCACAACGACATTGCCAGGTTCACCAAATTGGACAATTAACCGCAAACCCGACCAATATGGTTCGGGGCGTGGATGGATTGACATTCACAAATTGGTGCAACAAGAAGTGGCACAAAACTTTTTGGATAACCCGACATACAAACCAAACATCGGCAATGGTGCAAAAAGGGTTGCGGTCAAAGTTCGTGGGGCATACAAAGTTGCGGGGGTTGATACCTACACGGCCTATGTAACATCCAATGTAATTTTGGTAACTGCGGGTTATACTTACACCGCACAAGGATTCAATGTGGGCTATCCAACCAAATATGTGTTCACCGATAAAACCCAAATAACATTAACCACGGCAACACCATCGGCATATTTGTGGTATGATGCTTCCGTGATTACTTCCATCACTTGTGGGAGTGCCACAGTAACCCCAAATTCGGTTGGTGGTAGTAGTTCAAACACAATTCAAGGAATCGAAATAAAGCAACTAATGACCGCTGGGGGTGTGTGGGGTACGGATGCCAACATTACCTTCGTTAAAACGGGCGATGATGTGGTTATACCCGTTGATTTTGTGTGTGAGAATAAGTATGGCCAACAAGATGTGTTGTTTCTAAACAAATACGGGGTGTATGATTCGTTTTTGTTCAATGGTGTTTTCCGTTCAACCTTTGGGGTGAGCAAAGAAAAGTACGAACAACCGATATTCAAACAAACCAATATGGCCGAATCGTGGACATACGGAGTGCCAATTACCACAAGTTATTTGGTGAATTCCGTGCAAACGATGACTGTGAACACCGATTGGATTAGTCAAAACGATGTTGATATTGTTGAGCAAATTTTTTATTCAACCAACCTTTTGGTGTTGGATAGTGCAGAGGTATTATCAGCCCGTATCGTTGACACCACATTTGAAAAGAAAACCCGTGTGAATGAAAAGTTGATTTTGTACACCATCCAAATGGAATACAACCAACCGAAGATTAATAAAATGGTACGATAATGGCGATTAGATTTTCAATAACCATTGACGGAACGCCCGTTGATTTATACAACGATGAATCCGTACCATTAACAAGGCAATTAAAGGATTTAACAAACCTTGCCACCATTTGGACGGATTACACCAAGGATTTCCAAATACCCGCATCCGCTACCAACAACGCCATTTTTAATTCATGGTTTGATGAAAATGTCAAGTTGGGTGCGTGGAATCCTAATTTGGGAAAAGATGCCACCATATTCATTAACGGATTGCCCGTGTTTGAAGGGCGTGTTGAATTGATTGGGTGCAAATTCAAGGATGGGTTGCCACAATTGTACAACATCATTTTTTACGGCACGACCAAGAAATTATTGGATGATTGGGGTGAAACATTGATGAACGAGGTGGATTGGTCAAATTACAATCACATCGCCAATTACACGAATGTATTGACATCATGGGATCAAGGTTTATTGGATGACACATGGAATCAAATTACCACCCAATGGCAAAACATTACCACCACCTGGAATCAAGCCCCATATAGCGGTGATATTTTATGGCCGATTGCAGATTACAACCAACAATGGAGATATTCCACATTGACGGGGGTAAACGGAAACATCTTAAAACCAAGGGGTGTTGAAGTGGATGATTTACGCCCCGCGATTCGTTTACGGGCGATGCTCACAACAGTGTTTGAGGAAATCGGGGTTACATTGTCGGGTTCGTTTTTATCAAGGCCCGAAATGGAGGATTTGTATGTATTGCCAATGCAAACGGCGGGGCCATTGTACGATCCCGAATACACATTGCCAGGGACTTGCCATGCATCCAATTCACCGCAAACATTTACCGCAACATCGGGAGTATTGACATACGCCCAATTGATATTCCCAACCATCGTTTCAAACCCATCGGGTAACTACGACAATACGACGGGGGATTACACTTGTAACCGAGGGGGTTATTATCAGTTTTCCATTGATGTGTTGAGCGTTATTGCCCCAGGTGTTGCATTGCAAAGTTTGGAAATCGCCTTTTTTGTAAACGGCCGTAAAGAATTTGCACCAAGTCAATTGACATTTACAACCACATCGGGGGCGGTGGGGGCAAGTTTCAACCAAAGATTAAATGCGGGGGATGTAGTTGCGGTGCGTTATCGTGCAACGGCTAGTTGGTCAACATTGGCAATTACTTTTAAGTGTTACAAAGCCCCACAAGGAATTAATGGGAACATGGTAAATATGGCCGATGCAATGCCACAAAAACCCATCAAAGATTTTGTCAATGGGGTGTTGCAAGGTTTCAATTGCATATTAGTTCCCATTGGAGAAAAGGAAATTGAAATACACAATTTGGCCGATTGGTTGGCGTTGGGAACAACAAAGAATTGGTCACCATATGTTGATGTAAAGGACATTCAACACGATAAAATGCCAATACCACGCCATGTGAGTATGGAACACCAAGAATCAACTTGTTTGGCCAATGCGTACTACAAACAAATTAACAAAAGGGAATACGGATCAATTAAATTCATGCCGTTAATTGATTACCCAACGGATGAATTTAACATTGAAACACCATTCCATGTGATTGCCCCCCAGGCGATGAACCAAGTCAATTTGAATGGGCAAATAGTTCGCAAAACGGAATTGAACATTCCCGTGTTTTTGGATACCGATTTCAAACCCGTTCAACAAGATTATACCTTGTTTTACTACGGAGGCAAACAATCGGTTTCCGATGTGTGGTATTTCAATAATGTTGTGCAATATGTGATGCCGTTGATGACACCATATTCCGATTACCCAACCCTTTCAAATAGTTATTCCAATGCGTTCGGATTGGAATTGTCATTGCGTGGCGATGCACCCACCAAAACGATGTATGATTTGTATTGGACGGAATACCTTACCCGTATGTATTCAACGCAATCAAGGGTGGTTAAAATGACCGCCGTGTTGCCCGTGGGTGAGTGGTTGAACCTTGAATTGAACGACACCATCGCCATTTCATCGAATTACTACAAAATACAATCCATCCAATACGATATGTTGACGGAGATTGCCAACCTGGAATTGGTAACATACCCCGATGTGGAAATCATGAGGTTTACAACCACGGGGCAACGGCCCGATTTTACCAACCCCGTTGAAGTACCCGCTGGAAGAACATATTTGCGGGATTATTCGGTGGCAAAAGGTATCATGAATTCGTACAAGTTCAACGGCCAAGATTATTTGGATACCAACCAAGATGAGGACTACAACCAAAATAGTGTGTCGACATTGGTTCATCAAGTTGAGAACTTGCAATCCATCGTGCAGTTTAACCAAATCACGATGTACAACAACAACCCCGCAACCCGCACAACAGATTCAACCTTGTGGGATACCATTCCCATGGAGGAACAAGAATCAATCGGGTATGTGCAAAACATCACGGCCACATTGAACCCGTCAAAATATGTATGCACTGATGGTGGGCAATACAAGTTCACGGCGATGGCTTCGTTTGGTCAAAGTGGAAACAAATCAATTGAATATGCAATCCAAATCAATGGTATTAACACAACGGCATATGCGGCGACGGATTCAAATTTCCATAGTATTCAAATTGACACTATTTTGGATTTGGCCCCCACGGATGAAGTAACATTTGTTTGGAAAATGTACACGGGTGGTTCGCACACCATCACCATTTTGAAATCCAACTTTTTAATACTCAAAAAATGATATCATTAATCATAAAATTAGCACAATCCCAAGAATGGTACGGGGTATCCGATGCGGTGGAAATCGCAAAGGGCAAAAACCAATATGCACAAACTTGGAAGCAAGTATTTACACAATATAAAAGAACATACAAATCATGGCGGATGAAATAAATTTTAAGATAAACGCGGACACCAAAAAGGCCGAAAAGAACATTGATGGCCTGGAAAAAAGTTTAGGTGGTTTGGGTGGGCTTTTTGCCCGTGCGGGTAAAGGTGCAAAATCATTTGGACAAACATTGTCCGCAATGGGGAATGCCGTTAAAACGGGATTGGGATTTGGTATCTTGTTGGGGGTATTGGATACCTTCAAATCGGTATTGAGTGAAAACCAAGCCGTGGTGGATTTGCTTAACCAAGCCATGGTTGTAATGCAAGGTGTGGTGAATGGGGTTGTTGAGGTATTGAAACCATTGTTTGGATGGTTTGCTAAGGCATTCAAAGAACCAAAAGTATGGTGGGATGATTTGGTTGCATCGTTTGAACGCGGTGCAAAGTTCATCAAAGAAAACATGATTGATGGGGTGTTCAATAAGTTCACACAATGGGCGAACACGGCCAAACTTGCCATCCTTGAATTGCGTAAAAACTGGAATGAATTTACGGGGGATACCGAAGAAGCCAAAAAGATTGGGGATGAAATAGATAAACTGCAAAAACAAAATGTCAAGTTAGCACAGGAAAACGCCAAGAAGATGGAAAACATCAAAGGCGTTGTGAATGATGTTGTGGAGTTCACAAAACAATCGTTCAATACAATCGCCAAGGCAACCAAAAAGGCATTTGATAACAAAGATGTATTGGCCAATGCGGAAGCCAACATTCAAAGATTGCAAACCTTGTATCAAGGTATTGTTGAAAAGTACGATTTGATGGCCGAGAAACAACGGCAATTGCGTGATGATGAAAACACAACCATTGCGGATCGTTTGGCAGCGAATAAAGAATTGCAAAGGGTATTGGCCGAAGGTGAGGAAAAAGAAAAAGAAAACATCAAAGCCCGAATGGGTATTATCCAAATGCAACAAAATTTGTTGGGTGCAAATAAAGACCGAGCAAATGAATTGTTGGCATTGCAACAAGAATTAACGGGAGTAACGGCAAAGTATGCGGGGTTGATGTCGGAAACCCTTACCAACGAAGTATCATTGGGCAAGGAAGCATTGGACATTCAAAAGTCAATCAACGAATCAAAGTTATCCCAAATTGAAATCACCAACGAAGCGTTATTGGCTGAAAAGGAAGCGGCGATTGAACGGGCTGATTTGTTGACCAATGAGTTCGATAAATTCAAAGCCGTTAAGGAAGCGGAACAAGCATTGAGGGATGAAGAAATCCGACAATTGAACGAATTGAACGAAAAACGCCAAGCCGATTTTGACACCCAGTTATCACAATTGACAAAAGGCACCGCAGCGTATCAAGATGTGTTAAACCAAAAGTTGGAAGCACAAGCGCAGTTTGATGCGGATATGAAAGTCAAAACAACCGAACAAGCGACATTTGAAGCGAAGTCGGCAAAGGAATTGACCGCATTAAAAATCAGTCAACAAGAAGCATTGGCAAGTGCAGTTACGGGGGCATTAACATCCATAGCAACCGCAGTTGGTGAGGAAACCGCAGCGGGTAAATCATTGGCCATTGCATCGGCAATCATTGACACCTACATGGGGGCAACCAAGGCATTGGCATTGGGTGCGGGAACACCCGTTGGTTATATCAACGCAGCGGCGATTATCGCAGCGGGATTTGCCAATGTTCGGAAGATGGCATCAACACCAATCCCAGGTAGTTCGGATTCAGCACCACAACCAAGCATGGGGCCAAGTGTTTCAATTGTGGGTGGTTCGGCGGATCCATCGGCACAACTTGCAAAGAGTTTGGCAAGTCAACAACAAAAACCAATCAAGGCGTACACAGTTGCAACGGACATGAGTACCCAACAAGCCCTTGACCGCCGTATCCAACAAAATGCAACATTCCCTGGATAAATCGTTATATACAATATGAAAACATCATTTGAAAAATTCATGGCATCGAGTGCCGTTCAATCAGTTGAATTAGGAGTTGTTGATTTTGACAAATACATCACCGATGTTAAAGGCAAACAACAAGAAGTTGATAACGCAATTAAGAAGTTTGAAACTATTAGTGCTGAAATCCAAAAGTTCAAATCCGAGTTTTTCCGTCATGTTGTTGATTTGCAAAACATCAAAGAACTTGCACAAAAGCAATTGAGCAAAGATGTTAAAGCCGCACAAGATTTAGGTCTTGACGATAGTGCCTTCAAAAAGAAGTATTTTGAAATCACCAAGGCGGTTGATGACACCATCAAGAAGATTGACAACAACACACGAAACATTAAGTAATGCGTATCGTTGAACTTATATTGGATGAACAACAAATGGCAAGTGGCATTGATGCGATAAGCATCGTGGAAGCCCCCGCCATTGAATCCAATTTTGTTGCGTTAAAATCCCATGAAGTAAAGTTCGCCAAGGTTGACACCGAAAAGCGAATTTTGATGGGGCCGATATTGATTCCAGATAAACCCATTTACCGCAAACAAATGGTGGATGGTGAAATGGATGAATTTTACATTTACTTTTCCAAACAGACAGTTGCTAAGGCATCACAAATGTTCTTAATGAAAGGCAACCAAAACAACGCAACCATTGAACACCAATTGGCAGTTAAGGGCGTTTGCATGGTTGAATCTTGGTTAAAAGAGGACATGGAAAAGGACAAATCGGCAATCTATGGTATGACCGACCCAATCGGAACTTGGATGGGTTGTTTGAAAGTTACCAATGATGATGTGTGGAACGATGTCAAGGATGGCAAATTCAAAGGGTTCAGTATCGAAGGTTACTTTGCCGACAAAATGAAAATGAGCAAAACCCCAAGCGTATTGGAAGAAGTAAAGGAATTGCTCAATGAGTACAAAAAATCTAACACTAACAAATAATAAAGTTTTATGAGTATGAACGCAGAAACAATTTTGGATCGCATTATGGTAAAACTCGGCATGGCCGAAGAACCAAAGGCGATTGAATTGGCACAAGTAAAAACCGAAGATGGCCAAGCCATTTTTGAAGCCGATACCTTCGCAGTTGGTGAAGCGGTTTTTATTGTAACCGAGGATGGAAAAATCGCCGCACCCGCAGGTGAATTCGCATTGGAAGATGGCAACATCATCGAAGTTGATGAAAACGGAACAATCGTTGAAATCGCCAAGAAAGAAGCCGAGGTAACCGAGGAAGAAATCACCGAAGAAGTGGTTGCCGAGGATATGCCAATGAAGGAAGAAATTAAAGAGGAAATGATGAAGCCAAAACGCACAGTAAAAAGCAAAACCGAAATGGAAGAATCTTATTTCAGTAAGCAAATCAGCGAATTGGAAGCTAAATTTGAAGCCCGTTTGTCAGCATTGGAAGCCGAAAAGGTTGCATTGTCAGCACAAAACGAAGAACTATTGGAAAAATTGGCCACCGAACCCGCCCCACACACACCATTCAATCCCGAAGCCAACACCAAAGAATCTAATTTGATTTTCAAATTGGGTGCAAAGCGTGAAGAAACTTTGAAGGATCGTGTATTTAATCAACTATTCAACTAACCACAAAAAATGAAAAATAATCTTATCAAAACCCATTTGAGTGGCCCAACAGTATCGCCAAACACCTACGCGGGTTTATTTGGTAACAAATACATTGCGGCTGCTCTGTTGTCAGGCGAAACCTTGGCAAAAGAACTTATCACATTGCACCCCAATGTGGCTTTCAAAGAAGTTATCCGTAACTACCAAGATTCAATCAGCATCGCCGATGCAACTTGTGATTTCACCGATTCAAGTTCAGTAACATTGGGCGAATATGTGTTGACCACAATTGAAAAGCAAGTGAACTTGCAGTTGTGTAAAAACCAATTGCGTACCACATGGGAATCAGCACAAGCGGGTTTCAGTGCATTTGAGAAACTTCCCGCAACTTTTGAAGAATTCATGTTGGCTCAAACCGCTGCCGAAGTAGCACAAGCAAACGAATTGGGTATTTGGAAATCAAACCTTTGGTATGATTCCGCCATCGTTGCTGGTCAAGATGGTATGGTAGGTTACTTGATTGATAACTCTGCAATTGTACGCCCATTCTCTGGTGCAACAAGTGGATCGAATGTTGTTGCTCGTTTGCAAGAAGCATTGGATTACTCACCCGCTGCATTGTACGGCAAAGAAGGTTACCAATACTATGTTGGCCCCGCCACAATGAAAGCATACCAAGCCGCGTTGTCCGCTGGTAACTACAACTTCCAATTCTATGTTGGTGAAAAGCCAATGAACTTCCAAGGTATCCCCGTAACCATGTGTCCTGGTCTTAACGACTACGATTGTGTATTGGGTATGAAAAGCGATTTGCACTTTGGAACTGGTTTGTTGAGCGACTACAACGAAGTGAAGGTTATCGACATGAGCGATATCGATGGTTCACAGAATGTTCGTGTTATCATGCGTTTCACTGGTGGTATCATCGCTACCAACCCAACTCAACAAGTTGTAATTAATGTAACCTAATAATATAGGAACAATATAAACACGGGGTGGGCGTAAACACCCGCCCCTTTTTTTTAACAACAAAATAGAAAAAATATGCCAACTTGTGGAACATTAGCCAATAGATACGAACCATGTAAGCAGTTTGTCGGTGGTTTGAAGGGTGCTTTCTTTATCCCTTTTGAATTCGCCAACAGAGTGACTAAAAGCGGTACGGGATTGGTAACATTGATTGATAACGGAACAACCACAACCCCAATTACTGCAAATTTTTGGGAATTGAAAGGTTTGTCAACCATCGAAACAACTGTAATCGCATCACGCGATAACGGAACAACTGCCTACGAAACTTTGTTTACTTTGTCATTCAAACCAAGCGGTAAAACCCCAGTAACGGGCGATGCCGATATGGACACTTTGAAAACTTTGGCACAAGGTAGATGGCAAATCATCGTGTGGGATAGAAATGACCAATTTTGGTTGATTGGTGAAACCTTGGGTTGTGATGCCAATGGCGGAACATCTTCATGGGGTGTGCAAATGGGTGATGCCCGTTTGAATACTTTGACTTTGATGTCAAGTGAACCAAACCCACCTGCCCCCGTTGATGCCGATAATTACGCAGAATTGACCCCTGCGATTATCACTGTTGCGGCTTAATTTAGATTGGATTTATAGTTATGTAAGCCCTCACCAATCGGTGGGGGTTTTTCATTTGTAACAAAAACGATTAATGGCGTTTTGTAGGTATGCACATCAACGGAACATCCACCAACATCACATTCACACCATTTGTGGATTTTGAGGGTGTAGCGACTGCAAAAATTGAGGTGTGGCACAAACCCACCAAAACAATGGTACAAGTGACCACGGCGTGTGTAAAGTCCTATTCATTCATCACCATGGCGTTGCCTACATTGACATCAATCAATGCGGTGGCAAAGAATACCGATGAATTGTTGTTTCGGGTTTACAATGGCAATGTGTTGATGTGGGAGGTATTGGGATATTGGATTACGGGAACAACAAACATTTACAACACTTGGAAGCAGTTTACAACAACGGCACCTGGTACACCTAATTGGAAAACATTATGAGTTTAGAATTTATACAACTTCAATCATACACCGCACCATCCATCATTGAGCAAAAGAACAAAGATTGGGTGCAATATGGTGATGATAACAATTATTACCAATACTTGATTGATTTGTACCATTCATCACCAACCAACAACGCTTGTATCAAAGGCACAGTTGATCAAATTTTTGGTAAGGGGTTGGAAGTAACCAAGGCATCACGGGATTTGGCGGGATACATTGAATTCAAAAAGATGTTTTCCAACGATTGTATCCGTGCCATTGCCATGGATTTGAAAATGTTGGGCCAAGCATCGTTTCAGTTGATTAAGTCGAAGGATCGTAAAAAGTATGTACAAGCCAAACACTTCCCACAACAAACCCTTCGCCCCGCAAAATGCAACGAAAAGGGTGAAATTGAAAAGTATTATTATTGCCCAGATTGGGCGAATTTGAAGCGTGGCCATACGCCAATTGAGTTTAGGGCATTTGGTTACGACCAAAACGCAAACGAATGTATATTGACAATCAAACCATATTCAACGGGTTCGTTTTACTTCGCACCCGTGGACTACCAAGGAGGTACGCAATATGCCAACTTGGAAGCGGAGATTTCCAATTTCCACATCAACAACATCATGAATGGTTTGGCCCCATCAATGTTGATAAACTTCAACAATGGGCAACCACCCGCAGAGGTAAAAGATACAGTTGAAGCCCAAATCAAACAAAAGTTTGGTGGTTCATCCAATGCAGGTCGGTTTATCATTTCGTGGAACGATGGGCAAGATTCCAAAGCGGATATCACACCCGTTCAATTGAGCGATGCCCACAACCAATATCAATTTTTAAGTGGTGAAGCCATGCAAAAAATCATGGTATCGCACCGAGTTGTTTCACCAATGTTGTTAGGAATTAAAGACAATAGTGGATTCGGTAACAATGCCGAGGAAATGAAAACCGCATCAATCTTGTTTGACAATGTTGTTGTACGACCATTCCAACGATTGATTATTGATGCCGTTACCCAGGTATTGAACTTCAATGGGTACAATTTGAATCTTTATTTCAAGACCTTACAACCCCTTGAATTTACCGATTTGAGTGGTAACATCATTGACGATGAAACCCGCGAGGAAGAAACGGGCGTATCATTGTCAGCCGAAAAAAAAAAGATTGAATTGGTAAAGCCCAATGCGGGTGAATCCAAAGATGATTTTTTAGGGCGTTGCATACCGATTGTAGTTCGTGAGGGCAAAGACACCGACCAAGCCACGGCAATTTGTTATTCTTATTTTGAAGGTAAAACGGAATTAGCCAGTTACACTGATTATCCCGATGGGGCGGTGAGCAATGCCAAGAAAGCATTGGAATGGGCTGAAAAGAATGGTTGGGGAGATTGTGGCACACCCGTTGGGAAAGCCCGTGCAAACCAATTGGCAAATCGTGAACCCATTTCCCGTGATACCATTGCAAGGATGGCAGCGTTTCGCAGACATCAAGAAAACAAAGACACCCCATATTCGGAAGGATGTGGCGGGTTGATGTGGGATGCATGGGGCGGTGATGCGGGGATCCGATGGGCTGAAAGCAAATTAAAAGAAATTGATTTGGCCAAGGATATGACCATCGAGGATGAAAATTCGTGGTTGGAACATTTGAAAGGCAAGGGCGAAACAATTAACACGGATGAGTGGGAACTTATTGATGTTACGGAAGTTACCGATGCCGATGAAGAATTAAAATTT